TGTTGTGGCTAAGGAAGGGTCTAAGATTAAAACAATTAGGTTTGGTCAGAAGGGTGCTAGTACAGCAGGTAAACCAAAAGCTGGTGAATCCAGAAGAATGAAAATGAAAAGAAAGTCGTTCAAGGCAAGACATGGTAAGAATATAGCTAAGGGTAAAATGTCTGCTGCTTATTGGGCGGATAAGGTGAAGTGGTAATATGAATAAAAAAGTTAAAGCTCCTGCAGGTTATCATTGGATGAAGTCAGGTAAGGGTCTTAAGTTAATGAAGCATAGTGGTGCATTTAAACCTCACAAGGGTGCTAGCCTTACTGCTGGGTTTAAAGTACAGATGAAACACTCTAAGCCTAAAAAGAAATAATGGCGTCAGCTAAAAAAACAAAACCATCATTATGGAAACGAATTGTTTCTTCTGTTAAGTCTGGTACTAAAGGTGGAAGAAAAGGGCAATGGTCTGCACGTAAAGCTCAACTAGCTACTGCAAGATATAAGAAAGCAGGTGGTGGATATAAAGGAGCTAAGTCATCTAGTAATAGTTTGACTAAGTGGGGTAAGCAGAAGTGGGACTATGTTAGTAAAGGTGATAAGAAAAAACCTAAGAAGAAACGTGGTCGTTACTTACCTGAGTCAGTTAGAAAAAGCCTCAGTCCTTCTCAGAAAGCAAGTACTAACAAAGCTAAGAAAAGAGCTACTGCAAAGGGAAAGCAAAAAGCTAAATATAGTAAATCAGTTGCAAAGAAAGTAAGGAGAGCATAATGCCTAGGTTTGGTAAGACAAGTAAAAAAAGATTAGAAGGTGTAGATACTAAACTGGTTAATATTCTTAATGAGCTTATTAAGATTATGGATGTTACTATAATAGAAGGTTTACGTACAGAAGAAAGGCAGAAAGAGTTGTTAAAGAAAGGAGCTACTAAAGTTAAGTACTCTAAGCATATGGAAGGTAAAGCTGTAGACCTAGCTCCTTATCCTATAGACTGGAAGAATAGAGATGGGTTTCATTATATGGGTGGAATGATTAGAGGAATAGCCAAACAACTTAATGTTAAGGTTCGTTGGGGTGGAGACTGGGACTCTGACGGAGATGTTAAAGATAATGGATTCGATGACTTGGTACATGTGGAGATACTTGATTAATGCCTAAGCAGTTTATTAATATAAATAATTTCAGTAGAGGCATAAACGATGTAAAGAATCCTAGGGATTTATCTATAGGTGAAGCTGTTAATATATCTAATTTTGACACTTTAAATGCAGGAGAGTTGAGACCTCGTGGTAGTTTTAAAACAGCTACTAATGGTGAGGCTACTAAATTAAATGAAAACTTTATAGACTCTCAAACAGCTTCTTTAAATCCCGGATATGGTTTATATTATTTTGAATCTGATGATGTTACTGGAGTTAGAGGGGTTACTATATCAACTTCAGGAGTAGGTGCATACTCAACTAAAGACGGGACTAATTTAATATTTTTAGCAGCTAGTGATACTATAAGAATTAATAATGATAATTTTTGGACTGAGAATAATATACTTACTTCAATAACTTCTTTTCCTGTTAAGATAATAATATCTGGTACTGCAAGTAATAATGGAGTTTTTACTATAACTGGTATAGGTTCTGATTTAGACCCAGCATCTTTTTTAAGCTCTACTTGGAATCCTACTGGAACGAATAATCATTTTGCATATAATTATATAGAGGTATCTGAGTCTCTTACAGATGAAAATGTATCATCAAGCACTAGTGTAAATATACAAAGGGTTGGTTTTGTAGGAGATAGTTTTTTAGCTTTAGGTAACACAGATGATGGTAAGATAGATATTTTTACAGATAGTCTTGGCTCTTTTGCAAACGATAAGATAACTGTTCTTGGGACATCAGACACTAATGAAGTTTCAGATTTTGTTTATTACTATATAGACTCTTCATTAAGGGTAGCAGATGCTAACTTTAGAAATGAGTCTACTCCTAGGTGGTATGGGTTTATAGACAGGACTCAATTTCAGTTTAACATAGGAACATCAACTGAGGGAGTTAGGAATACTATCTTACCTGCTTTTTACGAAGAAGATAATGATTTATCTAAACCATCTGAAGTAAAATTTACTTCTCATGGTTCAATTAATGGAACAACTGAGTTTACAACAAGTTCATCTGGCAGAGGTTGGGGAATATCAGTATTAGAAGCTACTGAAGATGGCAACCATAGTGCCGGTGAGTATGAGTTTGGTGGAACTTTTATATATGATGGAAATCAAGAGTCTTTAGTTACTAAAGCAAGCACTACTTTAACAATAGAAGGTTTTAAAAAACTACTATTTAATATATATGCCTACGATGATGGTTCAACTTTTTACAACAGAAGGGTTTCTGGTGGTAGAATATATTGGAGAGACGCAAATTCTAAAGAGCCTTGGATTTTATTCGCAGACATAGATATAAGAAGAGGTGTTAGAGCATCTTTGCAAGACGATTTTAAAGGATGGATAAAAGATACTGATGGTAAATATAGAGTAACATCAGATACAACATCGGCAAATAGACAAAATGCTTATTGGTTATTGGGTGCTAGTTCAACTAACTTAGAAAGCTATGAGTCTATAAATGGTTTTTCCCCAAACATTGCAAAGCAAATCGCTTTTGGAAAACTTGGCTCTGGGTATAAGACAGCTGTAGTTGCTAACAGAAGAGCGTTTGTTGCTAATGTTTTGTATGACGATAATAAAACAGGTTCTTCTGAAGAGAATACAGATTTTGAGCATTATGGTGACAGGATAATGTTTAGTGAAATAGGTAAGTATGACTTGTTTCCAGATTTTAATTTTATAGATGTAGTCAAAGGTGACGGTGAAGACTATGTTAAGCTAGAATATTTTTCAGATAGGTTATTTGCTTATAAACAAAGAACTTTGCAGATATTAAATATATCATCACCTTCACCTTCTAATTGGTTTTTGGAAGATACGGTTCAAGGAGGTGGAGTTTCTAAACCTTACTCTGTTTGTAAAGGTAGTTTAGGTATTTTTTGGGCTAATCAATCTGGTCTATATCACTTTAATGGTTCATCAGTAAGAAATGTAACAGATGGGAAAATAGATTCTAATACTTGGTCTACATTTTTAAATAATAAACAAGCTTCATTAGGTTATGTTACTAATTCAAATCAAGTTATAGTTATGCAAAAAGTAGCATCTTCTGCTGATTCCTATATATATCAAATAGAAACAGATTCTTTTGTTTTTGGTGATGATATATCCCCCAACAAATCTAATTCTTTTACCCCCGATATAAGTAATTTTGTTAATGATAGTTTAGGAAACTTGTTATTAGCCTACGATGTTAAGTCAACAGACTTAAACGGAAATGGTGCAAATAAAGTACATATAACAAAATGGAATACAGAAGAGGGAGAGCATAAAAATTACAATCTTAAAACACCAGATTTATATTTTAATAACCCCGGAGTTTTAAAGAAGTTTTATAAGATTTATATTCATTATAGGCATACTGATTCTAATGCTATAGCTAGTTCTAATGTGTATTATCAGATAGACCAAAATGGAACTTGGAATGCGATGACTAGCGGTTCTTTTACACAATCTGGAAACAACTATGATATAGCTGTTTTTAAGGCTAACGACTATCCTACTTTTCAAAGTATAGCTTTTGAAGTAAAAACAAATTTAAGTGATGCTACTAGTTTGTATATAAATGATATACAGGTTGAGTATAGATTAGTAAGGAAAAGAGTTAGTTAATGTCTAAAGATATGAGAAATTTAAGGAGATTGATTAACCTAACAGAACAGCCTCAGTCTTTTAATAATGGAAGTCCTGCTACTAATTTACAAGAAGGAAGTTCTTTTGTTACCTTAGAGAATGGTAGGTTAGCTGTATATAGAAAACATAAAGGTTTGAAATGGAAATCTTATATGTCTTCAGATGGTAATGAGTATGTAGATAAAAAATTAACTACTCATTCTTTAGAATACACAAATACATTTATAGACTATAGAATATATAAGCATAATTTTTCTGATAACATAGGAACTACAGAACATTTTATACCTTGGCAGGGAACAGGAGAACAAACAGGAATGAATGATGCTACATCAGCCCTTCTTGTTCCATTTAAAATGACTTGTCATAAGATATTATTTAGACCAGAATCATTTGATACACCTACTGCCAACTTTACTTTTAAAATTAAAAGACAAGATAGTGGTGACGCAACCGTAGATGAAGTTGCTAGCTTTACATATACAGACACATTTGCAGATAATACTACAATAGAAGTAAAGCAATCTGATTTTAACAATACACCCGTTGTAGACGCAGGAGCTAAGGCATCAATAAGTATACAAGCAAGTGCAAACCCTCACGGTTCATCAAAAGATTATTATATAACCTCCGTATGGAGAACTGAAGTAACAATATAAAGGACAATCATGTACGATAAAAAGAAAACAATTAAAGGATATATGGGTGGAGGTTACATGAAGCCTATGAGTTATGCGAATGGTGGATACATACCCGGAATATCTAGTCTATTATACGGAGCTGGACTAAACAGAGATGCAAAAATAGCTCAGGAAGAATTTGAAAAGCAAGCAGAGAAAGTAGCTAAGGAACAGAAGTATAGAGCAATAGGTGGAAAGATAGGAAAGTTTTTAGGTAAAGCTGCTGGTTACGCATTAGCTATACCTACTGGTGGTGTATCTGTACCTGTTGGAGAAGCAGTTGGAGCTACTTTAGGGCAAGCAGGTGGTGAGTTAGCAGGTGGTTCTTTTGTAGACGCTGGAAATATTAAGGGTTCTTCTACTGGTTTATATAAAGACGATTTTGATTACCTGAGAAAAGTAGGAAAAAAAACTGAAAGCCTTAAAGGTTTAGCTGAACGCTCTGTTTTAGAAGGTGCGGCTACTTATGCTGGTGGAAAGTTTGATGAGTTTGTTGATACTCGTCTTGCAGAAGCAAAAATAGATAGAAAAGTTTTTGACCCATCTACTGATGGAGCTATAATCCCAGAGCAATCAGATTTTTTAATTGACAGTAATTCTTCAGCTACAGATAAATCTTTTGCAGAACTAAGGGCTCGTGAAAATGTCTCAAGAGATAAACTTTACAAAACCCTTGAGTCTAACCCTATGATGTCTTACGAAGAAAGCCTCAGAGGTTCAGATAGATTAGGTAGGTTAAACACTACAATAGCAGATATTAATGAAGCAGAAGCATTAAGAAATCAAGCTAGTTCCAGAAGTCTTAATAGTTTTATAAAAGAATTTGGAGATATTCCAAGTTCACAAAAATATAGAGATAGAGCTTCAAGCTTTGCAGATATAATACAAAGACTTGAGTCTGAGCTTGAACCTGCTACGGGAGAGCAAAGACCTTTAGCTTCTTTACAAACTTTATTACAGCAATATCCAGAGCAATCTTCTCTGTCCGGAGACTCTAGTAATTTAGATTTTATACAAGCTACTCAAAGAAGATTAAGAGGTTATGAAGATGGTGGTCAAATAGAGGAATATGGACATGGTGGATTAATAGATATGAACCCATTTAGTAGGAGGATTCTGTAATGCCAGATACAGTACCAGCAATGTTAGAACCCGGTGAATTTGTTATACGTAAAGATGCCGCTGAAAAAATAGGAATGGATAAGTTAAATATGTTAAACAATGCAGATAGATTAGAAAGTGGTCACTCAGCTATTGATGAACTAATAGCACTTAGTACGCTTAGTGGTTCACAGCAAATGGTAAGTGGTGGCAATGTAAAGAAGATGCCTCAGTCTGGTTACATGCAAGATGGTGGTAGTGTAGATGACCCGTTAGAGATAGACGCTAGGCAGAGAATGGGTACTCAACAAGCCATGGGTAACATAGGCATGATGGATAATACAAGCGATAAAGGCATATTAAGCGGCTTATCTAAGATGCAAAGAGACATTGAACTATTAAAAATGATGGAAAG